GTATTAAATCGCGGCGGGTAATCTCTTATCTGACGTTAGCGGAGAATGTCCTGCGACACTCCCCGTTAATATTAAGGCGAACGGTGCTGAGCACCGTTCTTAACCACCTCGCCAGAGCCTACCGAAGTATGGTGCTGGTTTATTAGCACTGTTTTATGGGGATCCCTCAGCGCTTTTGCGGGTTTTCTTTTTCTGGCTTGGAAAATAGGGGGTTGCACACTACACAAAATGTGCATTCTTTGTCGCGGTAGTGTTTTCTGCTGCTCTATTTTACATGCAATTAATTAAATTCTGAAATTGGCTGAGTTCTTCTGGCTGAGTGAAATAGTGGGTTGCACCAGAGAAAAAATGTGAATGATTTTTTTATATTCAATGATTTTTTGTAATGCATTGAATTTATTGTTTTTTGTATTTTCATTGTCATTCTATTTTGCCCATGAAAATAGGGTCTTGATGGACGATCTAAATATGTCATTGTATTCCAGAACGTCGCGAGTTCATTTTTAGCCATCCCTGTACAGGAAAAGCAAAAACCACTATTTATGGAATAATCACAAGGTGCTAACTAATGAGTGAGAAAGAGATCATTGAAGCAATTCGCATTCTGGGGCGTTATGTCGTTGATAGTTTGCCGGGGGGGAATTTTGTTCTTACCCCACTGGAGGATGGGGAAATCATAATTACCAAAGAATCTCACAAGCAATGCAAAAGATTCTTCCGGAAGAAGAAAAGCTGATTTATACTAATCACTTCGGCTGAACACCGAACCTATCGCGCCATCACCGGAGTAAAGTGATGACGCAAAAACGCAGCAACGCCATTCTACGCCGTGCCTTTGTGCGCGGTGTTTCTGTTTGTCTGTCGCGCCCAGGCGGTGCGATATGAGAGACCCCCGTCGCAGATGCAAAGCACCCGGTTGCGGTGCCTGGTTTAACCTTACCTATTCTAATGTTTACTGGTGCTGTGAAGAGCATAAGAGCCAGTACCTTGCTTATCAGCGCGAGAAACAAAAGGTTAAGGCACAAAACAGGTTAAAAAATAAACCCGTTCACCATATTCGCCCTGAACCAACGACGGTTGAAAAACCTCTCAGCCACTGGCTGGAAGTAACCGAGCGGGTTGTGAACACCCTTTGCCGTGAAACAGCCCTTGCTAATGGCGAAGGATGCATTTCATGCGGTACTCACTCTGCTGCTGTCTGGCACGCCGGCCATTACCGGACCGTCGCCAAAGCCTCCCACCTGCGGTTTACCCGCATCAATATCAATCTCCAGTGCGATGACTGCAACGTCGGTAAATCAGGAAACATCGTCGCCTACCGTGTCGGGCTGGTGGAGAAAGCTGGTGAAGCTGCTGTTCAGGAGTTGGATAACGACAACCGGATTCACCGCTGGACCATCGAAGAACTGGAAGCCATCCGCATTCAGGCATACGCCGACTTGCGCGCGCTGAAAAAAGCACAGGAGGCCGCATGACTAATACCTACTGCGAATTCCTGGCTGCTAAACGCGTAGCGCCATCCCATTATTTAAAAGAGGTTGGCGACCAGTGGCGAACTCCGGACCCGCTTTTCTGGGGTATCAATGCGATGTTTGGTCCGCTGGTGCTTGACCTGTTCGCTGATGACAGCAATGCAAAATGCCCAGTCTGGTACACCGCAGAAGATAACGCGCTGACGCAAGACTGGTCTGGTCGCCTGGCAGAACTCGGCGGCGCAGCATTCGGCAACCCTCCATATAGCCGCTCTCAGTACCACGAAAAGCAAGCCATCACTGGCATGACTCACATCATGAACTACGCAGCAGCGCAACGAGAGAAGGGCGGACGCTATGTTTTCCTGGTCAAATCCGCAACGAGCGAAACGTGGTGGCCGGAAGACGCGGATCATGTCTGCTTTATCCGCGGGCGGGTTGGTTTCGATCTGCCTGTCTGGTTTAAGCCTGCGGATGAAAAACAAAAGGCGACTAGCGCATTTTTCGCTGGTGCCATAGCTGTGTTTGATAAGACCTGGCGAGGAGAAAAATTCAGCTACATCAACCGCACCGAACTGGAAGCGAAAGGCCACGCGTTTATGGCGCTGGCGCAGTTTGCCATTGATAAGAAGGTGACCGCATGAGCCGTGACGCAATCGAGCGGATCCGCTACCGCTGGAAAAAGCTTCGCCTTTGCCGTCATCGCGGCACTGTATTAGTTGACTACCGCATACTGAAAAACTTTATACGCACCTGCCAGATCCGGGGAGAGACAGCATGACTCCAATGCAACGCCGTAGACAAAATGCCGCTATGTCAGAAGTCGCGGTTGCCACGCATAAACGATACCTCGGACGCCCAGAATTGCTTACCGGTATTCAGTCTGCCTGGATTAAATCCCTGCTCACTGTCTGGGGGGAGAGTCTACGAGGTGCTACTTTTCCCCGCAAGCCTACAACGCATTCATGCTGGTGGGCCATCAAAGGGGTCAGATGGTCAGACAAAGCTCTGGAGCGTTTCACTGCTGCGCTTGAACAGGCAAGGAGGGAGGGATTTCGCGGGCCTAATGCCCTGAAGAGGGCTCAGATAATTTTATGGCCAAAGCCAGAGACTAGCGTCATAGACAGCGCTATCAGTGATGATGATGCTGATTTTGTGGAGAAATGCGTGCTCGATGCCTTTGATGTTAACGACCCTGTTTATATTGTTGGGCTGAGCTATTACACGACGAGAAAAAAAATATCTGATATTACCAGGGAGCTTCAGAAGATAGCCCCATGGCTGACGGCAGACCAGGCAAGAGAGCGCGTGAAATGGTGCCTTAAGATATTTCAGGGAAGGGCATTTCTATCTGCACGCAAAAACCTGAGGAGTTAGGTTTTGGCTTTTTGTGCTCAAGGTTCATTTTATAATTGATTTTCACCCAAAAGTTTAGATAATCCATTCATGCTTGGCAGAGCTGTGCCACGATGGCAGCGATGAGAAGCGACAATTTGAATATAACGAGAACCCCGCCAATGCGGGGTTTTTGCTTTCCGGCGATACGACAGGGGTATTCGCGAGATGCATTGCATCAGTACCCCTGTCACATCGTCGTAGAGCATTGAAACGAGTTTCATCAGATGTTAAATTTTTGGTGTGGTGAATCCCCCTATGCGGAGGGGCATTGCCAGTCTGATATGTTTTTTTGCGCATTGCGAGTCGTCTGTGGACTGGCGGCGACTTACCGGGAGGCACCCGGCACCACACTCCATGTTTTTCTTGTTTTACGTACTATACTTTTTGTGTGGTTGCATCGTTTCGCTAAATCCTGAAATAACGTGCATAAGACGTTGTGGCAGAGCTGGCGGTGTAACCTCCACTGAACAAACTACCATTTTGCCCACTTCGACGAGTGGGCTTTTTTTTACTCAGACATATAAAGGCCGCGCATTTGTTCGGCCTTTTCTATTTGTGCCGCCAGAACGTCACTCACTCACTCTGTGTGTTGTCGTAAATCCATCTGGCGGCCATTCATACAGGCCCACTGTCTGACGGGCTCATAACCCAATCCGGGCAGGTTAAAGAGCGTGGGATTCCTAACCCCGCAATCGCTAACAGGGCCGCCTATTACTTTCTCGCACAGCACCCCGTTAAACCGGAGGTGAAACTATGGCAAATCGTATGCAAGACAAAGAGAGCATGGCCGGAATAACCTGGCTGGCTCTGCTGATCATTGCTGGTTGGGGCGGTCTGGTCCGATTCCTGATGGATGTGAAGCAGGGTAAAGCGAAATGGAGCTGGATAAATGCTCTTGCGCAGATCGTCGTTTCGGCATTTGCCGGGGTTATTGCTGGGTTAATAAGTATCGAAAGCGGGGCAAGCATTTACATGATTCTGGCATCTGCTGGGGTTAGTGGTGCAATGGGTTCTGTAGCCCTCACGTATTTCTGGGAACGTATTACCGGAGTGAAAGCGCAATGACAGCAGATCAAGTCATCGAGGGCATCCTCGGAAAAGAAGGCGGGTATGTCGATCATCCGTCAGATAAAGGCGGGCCGACCCGCTGGGGCATTACGCAGAATACCGCCCGCGCTTACGGATATACCGGGGATATGAAGTTATTGCCACGTCAAACGGCCAAAGCCATTTACCTGTCGCAATACTGGACGGAACCGAATTTCCACCGCATAGCCGAACTGTCGCCAGCCATCGCACAGGAATTGTGTGATACCGGCGTAAACATGGGTCCTCGCGTCGTCAGTACATTCCTGCAGCGCTGGTTAACGGCGCTGAACATGCAGGGCAAGCTATATCCAGACCTGAAGCCGGACGGCGCGATCGGCAACATCACTATTGCAGCGCTGAAAAGCTATCTGGCTGTTCGCGGCAAAGATGGCGAAACCACGCTGCTGAAAGGGCTCAATTGCAGCCAGGGTGCCCGATATCTTGAGCTTTCCGAAGGTCGGGCTGCTAATGAGGACTTCCTTTATGGCTGGGTTAAAGAGCGGGTGAGCCTATGAAGATGATTATTTTCGCTCTGCTGGCGTTGGTGGCGGTGCTGGTCCTTTTGCTACTGCGCAAATATACCCGGCTGGAGTTCGTTGACCATGCCCGCCTGTTGTTGAAAACGTGGTCTGTGAGGCTGGGTGCTGTCGGCGCGCTGATTGGCGTTTGGGCCCAGTCGTTCCCGGATGCGGCTCTTCATGCTTGGGCCATGTTGCCGCCGGATATTAAGGGTATTCTGCCGCCAAACATAGTGGCGATGATTAGTCCCGCGTTGGTAGTGCTGGCGGTGCTATCGCAATACGTACGCCAGCCGGCATTGAAAGATAAGGCCGACAGGCTGAAGGGGTCGCCACAATGAGCTTTGAAATAATCGCCGGGTTGGCAGTTCTCATTCTGGGGGCTATTGCCGGTGCGTTCGGTATTGGTCACGCCCGCGGAAATAGCAAGGCCGAAGCCAAAGCAGAACAGCAGCGAACCGAAGAGAACGCCGCTGCTATTGTCGCCGCAGCAGAACGCCGGGCTGATGCAACGAAAGGGGCCAGTGATGTACAGGAAGACGTTAAGCGTATGGGCGATGACTATGTTGATCGCGAGCTGCGCGAAAGATTTACCCGCCCCGGTAGTCGTTGATACGGCCTGCAGCTGGGTGAGGGTCATCTACCTGACCGACCACGATATTGACGTGATGGACCGTCAGACGAAGCGGGACATTCTGGCTCACAACAGAGCGTGGCAGGCGAACTGCAAATCAGAAGAGGCTAGCTGGACTCAGTAATTTAGAGAAAACCATGCAATGAAAAAAATAACTGTTCGATCTGATAAATCATTAATGGTGTCGATTAATAATGAGGAAGTCAGCCTACTAGAAAAATTTAAGCATTGTAAGAAGTACCATTTTAAAGAGTCGGAGGGGGCTCCGACTCGACTAATCACTCCAGTGGTTCTACAGGGTCTGTCTTTGAATGTGACGCAAACTGGATAGCCGCAAGCAGTGCGGACCGCATTTTTTCATACTCTCTACTTTTAACGACCTCTGACATAAGTTCAGTAACGTCCAAATTGGCTGAGCAATACCCTTCCTTCGTGGGGACTGATATTTCAACCTTCATTCCATTGGCTATGGAGGCACCTAAAACGCGCAGCGGCTCTGAATCGAGCAAAGACGATACACGATCTTTATCTACGGGTTGAAAACAGAGTGCGGAGCCATCGAAACGGATCAGAACCCCACTCCGGTCGGGTCTCATTTCTGGGCCAACATCCATTATTCGCCATCCGCAATACCAGGTACGGCATACATCTGGCCGTGCATTATAAATCGAGCATCCTCCTTGTGGTCTAAGGTACTGGCATGGCACATCGGCGAGCTTCTTAAGATTAGGTTGCTCGATTCGTAACGAATGGCAACAAACAGAACAGGTACCGCACTTCCTGTCTTTGATTAATAATTTTTCTAGACTCATTGCTCACATCTCCATTGAACGGATTTACTTCGGTGAAGACCAAAATAAGGCAAGCAAATTGGTTTGGATATCCTGATAAAAACACATGTATCCGGACCGGAATTTCATGCGCATCGCACGCTCACATCAAAGAGAGTCTTTCAGTAGTGAGCCTGGGTAAACCGTTACCTCTTGGCGGATTTATCGTGCGACAGGCTCACGTCTAAAAGGAAACGTATCATGAGTAATAAAACCTTACGCTATCTGGCGCTGCTACAGACGTGCTCTATGCGCTGTTTTACCGTGGTGCATTGCTATCTGGTGACCTGCCGTCCAAGTCGGGTGCCGCCGAACTACGCGAACTGGGCTTTGCTGAAACCAGGCGCACAGTGACGGAATACCAGAAAGAAAATCACTTCACCTTCCTGACAGCGGAAGGGCAGGAGTTTGCCGTTAACCACCTGGCAAACACACAGTTTGGCAACGGGTTCAAAATTGATCGCAGCGGTAAAGTATTCATCAACGACGCATTCATTGGTGGTGAAATTTACGCTTCGGAACTCGAAGCGCCTCAGTCGGTGACCAATATCTACAACATCAGCTTTGGTGTTCGCAATGATAAGCCTGTGCAGAACAAGGTAACCATCAGCGCCGATAAGTTCGAAGTTAAATCTGATATTTATTCCAATCTCGAAGTGGTACTTGAAAACACGCTGAAAAAAGCTGCTAAGAGCGCGGCAATGGATGTTGTAAAGCAAGTGGCAGCAGACCAGAAAGCGCTGGATGAACTGGCAGACCACATTCGCAAAGCTATTCACAATGAATGCTTAGCGGGTGGAATTATTTGGCAAAGATTCAGCCGATAGTCAGCGGAGGTTATATGCGTCTCACTGTATTAGATGACGATCCAGGCAGGAAGATTAATCTCGGTGTAGAGCGATACGCTGTTTTTCTCGATGGTATTGAGGTTAAGCATGTCTTCACTGATGACGATGAGAAGGGCGAAGTAATCGCAGCCGTTCCTGATGAGCGTGGTTATATGACGACAGAGAAAGGTGAAGTGAAGCGGCATACGCTTTACGGTTCCGTGAGGATTGAACCATGCCAGCGTTAATCCCTCGCGCATGTCGCAAGAGAGGTTGTCCAGGTACGACTACGGACCGTTCAGGCTACTGTGAGCAGCATCGAAATGAGGGCTGGCAGCAGCATCAGCAGGGTAAGAGCCGCCATGAGCGTGGCTACGGCGGCAAGTGGGATATCAAGCGTGCCCGCATCCTGAAGCGTGATAATCATCTGTGTCAGAACTGCCTGCGTACTGGACGCGCTGTCGCGGCTACAACCGTTGACCATATCAAGGCTAAGGCTCATGGGGGTATCGATGACGATTCGAACCTCGAAAGCCTGTGCTGGCCCTGCCATCGAACGAAAACCGGGCGCGAACGCATCAAATGATATCGATTCTCATTTTAGCCGTGGCAGAGGGGGGCGGGGTCAAATCCCTGACGGCAACGGCCAAAAGGACCGCCGCCTAACCTTTTTTCACACCGCCGCAGGTTAGAAAACTTTTTTTTGGGGTCCCTCATCCGATGATTAATAGGAGTTTTCGATTATGCCAGGACCACCGAAAACCCCGACACATCTGGCTTTAGTGAAGGGTAACCCATCCAAACGCCCGATCAACAAGAACGAGCCGAAACCCCCGTCAGGGGTCCCCCCAATTCCCAAGCATTTTGATAAGCAGGGCAAATACTGGTTCAAGCGAATTGGTGAAGAGCTCGATGCTGTTGGCGTGTTGACCACGCTGGATGCTAAAGCGCTGGAGTTGTTGATCGAGGCTTACGTCGAGTATCGGCACCATTGCGAAACGCTTGATCGGGAAGGTTATACCTATGCCGTCTACAGCGAAGATGATTCTGATGAGGGTGGGGAGCGGGAAATACGAATGATAAAGCCGCACCCTGCAGCAGTCATGAAGGCTGATGCATGGAAACGAATTAGAGCAATGCTGAGTGAATTCGGCATGACACCTGCCAGCCGATCCAAGGTTGGTGCAAAAGGCCCGGCAGAAGCCGACCCACTGGAAGAATTTCTCAAAAAGCGCAAATGATGAATGGCAACCGTTGCAGATGGATTCCGCTACGCCGAGCGCGTGGTATCTGGCGATATCGTTGCTGGCGAACTGGTGCGCCTGGCGTGCCGGCGGTTCTTTCATGATTTAGAGCACGGCCCAGGGCGCGGTGTTTATTTTGATGAAGACCGCGCCCAGCACGTTCTCGATTTTTATAACTTTGTTCCTCATGTGAAGGGGCATTTGACCGGCAAGCCGATCGAGTTAATGGATTGGCACATTTTTATCCTGATAAATCTTTTCGGGTTTGTCTCCCCGCTGATCGACGAACTGACGTCTGAAGGTATCCTGGACGACGACGGCGACCCAATGTTTGTGCGGCGATTTCGTACCGCCTATGACGAAGTGGCCCGTAAGAATGCCAAATCAACGCTTTCATCTGGAATCGGCCTTTATATGGCTGGTGCTGATGGTGAGGGCGGCGCTGAGGTATATTCCGCCGCAACAACCCGAGATCAGGCGCGCATCGTGTTCGATGATGCGAAGCGCATGATTAAGTTGGCGCCGAAAACGCTGGGGCGGTTGTTTGGCAGCAACAAGCTGAACATTCACCAGGAACGGACAGGCTCAAAATTTGAACCTGTCGCCAGTGATGCGAATAACCTCGATGGCCTGAATATTCACTGCGGGATCGTTGATGAGCTCCATGCGCATAAAACCCGTGACGTCTGGGAGGTTCTGGAAACAGCAACCGGTGCACGCCTGCAGTCCCTTATTTTCGCCATCACTACTGCGGGTTTTAATAAAGAAGGCATCTGTTACGAGCAGCGGGATTACGCGATTAAGATTCTGAAGAACTTCGATAACCCGGACCCACTATCGATTAAGGATGACAGCTATTTTGCCCTGATTTACACCCTGGATGATGGGGATGATCCTTTCGACGAGGCCAACTGGCCGAAAGCAAACCCCGGACTGGGGGTTTGTAAACGATTGGATGATATGCGCCGCCTGGCTAAAAAGGCGAAAGAGCAGGTGGCGGCGCGGGTCGGCTTTTTTACCAAACATCTCAATATCTGGGTGCAGGGTGAAAAAGCATGGATGGACATGGCTCGATGGGAAAAATGCCGTGACGCCTGGGAAGATGCCACTTCGGCCAGGTGGTCAATGTGGCTCGGCGTTGACCTTTCCAACAAAATTGATATTTCAGCTGCGGTTAAAGTCTGGCTCGCTCCAAATGGCGATGTTTATGTCCGCTCCCGATTCTGGATACCTGAAGGGCGGCTGGAAGCCTGTTCTAGGCAGCAGGCAGACCTTTACAGAAAATGGAATCTCTCTGGATTCCTTGAATTTACCGATGGTGATGTCGTTGACCATGCAGTGATTAAAGAGGAAACGATCGAATGGGCTCGTGGCGACTCGCTGAACGAGTTTGCATACGACCCGTGGAGTGCCACTCAGTTTGCTTTGTCGGTAGCAGCTGAAGGAGTACCGATTGTTGAAGTCCCTCAGACGGTAAAAAACTTGTCTGAAGCAATGAAGGAAGTCGAGGCGAAAATTTACGCCGGGCGTTTTCATCACGATGGCAATCCGGTAATGACATGGATGATGTCAAACGTCACCGTCAAACCCGACAAAAACGAGAATATTTTCCCCAACAAGGCTACGCCTGAAAACAAAATTGACGGTCCTGTCGCGATGTTTATTGCGATGAGCCGTTTACTTGTTAATGGTGGCGAACCAGAGACGACCCTTTCTGACCACCTGGAAAGTCACGGCGTCCGTTCACTTTAAAGAGGCAGTTATGATCCTGATGATTCTTGCCCCGCTAATCGGGGTGGTCGGTGCTGCTTTGTTTTCTTACGGAGCATGGCTGGTTTTCCCGCCAGCGGGTTTTATTTCTGCTGGCTTATTGTGTCTGTTCTGGTCATGGGCAGTATCGAAATATTTGTCCGCGCCACGTAATGTTTATAACGAAGGCGGTGACTGATGTTCTTTCCTGGGTTATTCAGAAAAAACGATACTCCGGTTACCACGCCTGCAGAATTGGCAGAAGCTGTGGGGATGACTTACGACACTTACACCGGAAAACGTGTCAGCAGCCAGAAAGCGATGCGTCTTACAGCGGTCTTTGGTTGTATTAGAGTGCTGGCTGAGTCAATGGGAATGCTTCCCTGCAACCTGTACAAGGTCACTGGCAACAGTAAGCAAAAAGCGACATCTGAAAGGCTGCACAAATTACTGACGATGAAGCCAAATGACTATATGACCCCTCAGGAGTTCTGGGAGTTGGTCATAGTCTGTCTTTGCCTGCGCGGGAATTTTTACGCTTATAAGGTTAAAGCCCTGGGGGAAGTGGTTGAACTCCTGCCTATTGATCCCGGTTGTGTAGACCCGAAGCTAAACAGCCAGTGGCAACCGGTGTATCAGGTCACTTTCCCTGATGGTTCGACGGATGTGCTGGGGCAGGATGATATCTGGCACGTCAGGACGCTGACATTTGACGGGCTGGTGGGCCTGAACCCAATCGCATACGCAAGGGAGGCCATTTCTCTGGGTATGGCGACTGAAGAACACGGTGCCCGATTGTTCTCAAACGGTGCTGTCACTTCCGGGGTCCTTCGTACTGAGCAAACGTTGACTGATGCAGCCTATGACAGGTTGAAGAAAGATTTTGAGGATCGTCACCTCGGGCTCAGCAATGCGCATCGTCCGATGATTCTTGAAATGGGTCTCGACTGGAAGTCGATGGCGCTCAATGCCGAGGACAGTCAGTTTCTTGAGACCAGAAAATTCCAGCTGGAGGAGATTTGCCGACTGTTCAGGGTGCCGATGCACATGGTACAGAACACCGACCGCGCGACCTTCAGCAATATCGAAAACCTTGGCATCGGCTTTATTAATTATTCCCTTGTCCCTTACATGACCCGCATCGAGCAGCGAATTAACGTAGGACTGGTGAAGGAATCGAAACAGGGCACCTACTATGCCAAATTCAATGCCGGTGCGTTGCTGCGCGGGGATATGAAATCAAGGTTCGAATCGTATTCAACCGGTATTAACTGGGGTATTTACTCACCAAACGACTGCCGTGAACTGGAAGATATGAACCCACGCTCTGGCGGTGATATTTATCTGACACCGATGAATATGACGACCAAGCCGTCTGACAGCAATAAGAGCAAAACAACCGAGGAAAAACATGATGCCGATGACTAAACAGCGGCTGGATATTCCGCTGAAGCTAAAGTCTGTCAGCGATAGCGGGGAGTTTGAAGGCTATGGTTCTGTATTTGGCGTTAAGGACAGTTACGACGATGTAGTTGTTCCCGGCGCTTTCAGTAAATCACTTCAGTCATGGCGGGAGAAAAATGCGCTTCCAGCCATGCTCTGGCAGCATCAGATGGATGAACCCATCGGGGTTTATACCGAAATGAAAGAGGATGAGGTCGGCTTATATGTCAAAGGTCGGTTACTCATTGATGATGATCCTCTTTCAAAGCGAGCGCATGCCCACATGAAGGCCGGTTCTTTAACCGGCCTTTCTATTGGTTACATGCTCAAAGACTGGGAATACGACCGCGATAAAGGCGTGTTTCTTCTTAAGGAGATCGACCTTTGGGAGGTCAGCCCCGTAACGTTTCCGTCGAATGATGAAGCGCGGGTGAGCGATGTTAAAAGCGCGTTTGCCCGTGGTGAAACACCATCCCAGAAAAGTATAGAACGGGTCCTGCGCGATGTTGGGCTCTCCCGCACCCAGGCCAAAGCATTCATGGCCGGGGGCTATGGCAACCTCTCTCAGCGTGACGCTGATGGCGTGGATGTCGCACTGGATGCATTGAAAAACATCAAATTTTAATCAGGAGTTGAATTATGGCAGTCGAAATTAAAGACGTTGAGCAGGTCGCGCAGGATTTGCAGCAAAAATTCGATGATTTTAAAGCGAAAAATGATAAGCGCATTGACGCTATCGAATCTGAAAAAGGCAAGCTGGCCGGAGAAGTTGAAACACTTAACGGCAAGCTGACCGAGCTGGATCAGCTTAAAACCGCGCTGGAAGATGAGCTTAAACAGCTTAAACGTCCCGCTGGTGGCACTCAAAGCAAGGCCGCAACCGAGCACAAAACCGCTTTCATCGACTTTATGCGCAAGGGTAAGGATGACGGACTGCGCGATCTTGAGCGTAAAGCCCTGCAGGTTGGCGTGGATGAAGACGGCGGATATGCTGTCCCGGAAGAGCTGGACCGCACCATTCTTAATCTTCTGAAAGATGAAGTGGTGATGCGCCAGGAGGCGACAACTATCACCGTTGGTGGTGCCAACTATAAAAAGCTGGTTAACCTTGGCGGCACCGCTTCCGGCTGGGTCGGTGAAACTGATGCCCGCCCTGAGACTGCTGCATCCAAACTCGGTCAGATTGAACCGTTCATGGGTGAAATCTACGGAAACCCTCAGGCAACCCAGACGATGCTGGATGATGCTTTCTTTAACGTAGAGGACTGGATCAACAGCGAACTGGCGGTTGAGTTTTCGGAACAGGAAGAAATCGCCTTCACCAGCGGCAATGGTACGAAGAAACCGAAAGGATTCCTGGCCTATGCATCTTCTCTGGATGACGATAAAACCCGTGCCTTTGGCACCCTGCAGCACATTCTTTCCGGTGCGGCGGCAGGTGTGACGGCCGATGCGATTATCAAGCTGGTCTACACCCTGCGCAAGGTACACCGCAACGGCGCTAAGTTCATGATGAACAACAACAGCCTGTTTGCGGTTCGCATCCTGAAGGACTCCGAGGGTAACTATCTCTGGCGTCCGGGCCTTGAGCTGGGCCAGCCTTCCTCTCTGGCGGGTTATGGCGTTGCCGAGAATGAGCAAATGCCGGATATCCGGGCTTTTCAATTCAGGAGCTGAAATGCAACTTACTCTCGATACGTTAAAAGAAACCGGTGCCTTTACCGGGCGTCCCGTGGAAAAAGAAATTAAGTGGAAAGGCCGTGACGGGAAAGAGCATATCGCAACCGTCTATGTGCGCCCGATGGGTTACCACACCACTAAAGCTGAACTGCTGGCGTATAACGGGAAATCGGACCCGATTGCTGAGCGCATTGCGGCGCATATTTGCGATCAGGACGGCGCCCCAGTGTTTACCGCGGCTGACATTCTTGGAACTGCTATCCCGGAGCGTGGGGCGCTAGACGGTCCGATCGTTATGGCCCTCCTGGCTGCAATTCATGATGTAAACGAACTGGGAAAGACTACGAGCTAACCGGCGAGGATGAATTCTGGTGCGAACTGGTGATGAACGGCATCGGCGGCCGCACCATCGCAGAGGCTCAGGAGCGGATGAGTCGCAGGGAATTTCTGGTTTGGCTCAAGTACCGTGAGAAGTACGGACCGCTCAATATCATGATGCGTACCGAGTGGGGGGCTTCGCTGGTGGCGTCTGTCCTGGCTAACATCAATAAGGCAAAGAACACGCCGCCGTTCAAGGTAAGTGACTTTGCACCGCACATCAACGAAGCGCCATTATCTCTGGAAGAAGCTATGAAAAGTTGGCGTTGATATCATTTATTTGGTTATATACTCTCTGGGATGATTATATTTATACCGAGGGAATTATGATAAAGAAAACAGCTGTTGTTTTTACTGTAATGCTTTTAGGTGGCTGCGTTAGTGCGCCAGATAAGGCTGAGCTAAGCCGCGCCGATTATGGGAAGTTACCTGATAATTATCAGGAAATAATTAAAGATAGTATGTCGGCGCGCCTTAAGGACCCTTATTCTGCACGATATGATTTCAATGAACCTTTCAAAGGTTGGTGCAAGTCAGGATTTACAACTTATTACGGATGGTTAGTTCCTTTTACTCTTAACGCTAAAAACAGTTATGGCGGTTATGTAGGTAATAAGTCATACCTTTATCTGGTGAATAAAAATAATGCTATTGACTATACGGCCTCCTTCCAGGTGCGAGGGTGCGGAAAAAGTTAGATTTAGTAAATTAAAATGAACCTCGCTCCGGCGCTGAGGAATCCCCAGTAATGGGCGGGTGAAAAAAGACAGGCATAGAGTTTTGTGATCTACTGATTGTGCTATCAATTCAATGAGATCACCTCTATGCCTGCCTGCCGAGTATGTCAGAATTTCTTCCGGGATGCCTTAGCTCCGTTTCACAAATACCGACAAAATGCCCTCCTTGACGCCACGCTTGCCTTAATCAACGGCGCGTCACTGACGCTGACCAGTATCGGACGTTATTTACCCGGCGCTGCTCAGGTCAAAAACAAAATCAAACGAGTTGATCGTCTACTGGGCAATGAATCACTCCATCGGGATATTCCTTTAATTTTCAATGGTATTATCACCATGCTGACGCGGAAATTATCGCTGTGTGTTATTG